GCACGCGCTGATAAACCTCCCACAAATAGTCGTCGACCGGATCCATGATCGATTTGGCTCGCTTGCGCGGGAGAGTTGATTCTTTCTCGTCGCCAATCGCGGTGTCCTCCTTGGGGCGAAAAACAACAAAACCTCCGACTTTGATTAAGCCCTCTCGCATCGACTCGCGCGCTGTCGCTGTCAACTTGCCGCTGCCTGCCGCTTCAGGAGCGAGGAAGCGAACGATTTGCACGGTACGGGGAAAATTCAATTGGACATCATTATCCTGGTCGGACGCTTCCATCCGCTCCGTAGACGGACGCTCTGAATCGTCTTGAAGAACGTTTGGCTTGGGCGGGGGCGCCTGGCGATAAACGACGGTCTCGTTTTGAACGGTCGCAAGCGTGATTGCGTCCATCTTAACTTCGTGGCGGCCCATAATGGCTGAAGTCACGAGCGCTCCGGCGAGCGCGCTGGCCCCCAGCGTGAGTGGTAATGCAGCCCGGTACGCTTTTCGGAAAATCGAAAAAAACGAGTGCCAGGCACAGAATTTTGTGCCGAAGCATTTCATGCTTGAAAGGTTATAACCCCTCATAATGAACCGTTCTGTGCGCCACCCTTATGGGCCGATGCTTTTTGTAGCTGCCCGTGTCTGAATGCGCCGCTTCCAACGCGACGATTTTAGCTCGATCCCGTTGTGAGCATGTCGCAGCCCTCCGCCCATTCAGACACAGGACATAAACGCAGCGGAATTTCGGCTCATGTGTTGCCGTCCGGCAACATTGACCAGAATTATAATCAACCGGTTTTGTGTCTAACTGCGCGTTGCCACCTGCGCTTGCGCATGGGACGCGAGGGGCTGCACCCGAATGTTTCGCTAAAAAACGTCCCCCGAGCCTTTGCCTACTTGAGTAACGCTTTTAGCCTCTCGCAGAGCACTTTCAGTTCAATCTCACGATCCTTAATGCGCTGTTTTATTACTGAGATTTTATTCTCAGTAAGGAGCCATCGCTCCCAAAAATTCGATCCGGCCCGAATTCGCACGATGAAGCAGAATTGAGTCGTCAACACCAAAGCCCTATTTCCACTTGGCGAACACCAATTGAGAAGCGCACTGCCTTGGCGTTACATGAATTGCTTAGGCGGAGAGGCAGAGTCCCACACCCTCCCAGCATTTAGCCAGAATTCCACCAATTGCGCCATGCGTTATCGTTGGATCGTCTGCTCTGAGCGGCTCGGTGCTCAAGTGGACGCTGTTCCTGGATGGACGGTTTGGGCTTGTATTATGCTTGCTGAGTCTGTCCTGCCTCTTCGACTGATTGAGCATCGACCCTGCTCGAGCTCAGACCAGCATTCACGTTGATGTCCCTAAATACGGGTCGAGTGTTGACGCCGTACCGGCAACGTGGTGACTGGCTTCGATCACAATAACCTCGCACGCTTCAAGTTGCGCTGCGATGCTGTCGTGGTCACAGTCCAAATCGATTAGCCGATATCGTCGTCCGTTTCCAGCTCCATCTCCAACGACTCGGTACTCTGCCAGTCGTCTAGTTGCGGCGGGTACGGATTGATATCGTAAATCCGCGATGCGGCATCGATGAGGTCGTCGTGCGGCGCAAACGGATGGCGGATCGCTTCCTCGATGAAGATGCGCGTCAAGTCGTAGATGTCGCCGTTTTCGTCGCGGCGCCTGAGTGCGGTGACGGTGCGGTGTTTAATCCCGCCCCGGTCCATTTCGATCTGGCGAGCGGTAAGCCCCTCTCCCTGAACCTTGCGGTAGATGATCTGCCCGATGTTATAGTCCGTCTTCTTTCCCTTCACCTCGGCGCGCTTGGCATGCTCCTCGGTCCATACTGACCAGTAGCACGGCCCACCCAACTCGCGATGATGGATCGCGCACGGCAGATAGAAGCGCCCATTGCGGATGTCCGGTTCGAGCCGGTCAATGCGGTCCTCCTTGGAATGCCCGCCCGTCTCTGGCGTCTTAAGCTCCACGATCTCGAAATGGTTATTATCGGCCCGCATCATACCTTGCATGACGCTGATATCGTCGAGCATGCCGTATTGCTCATAGCCAATGCGCACCATTTGCACGCCCGGATGCTCCTCCCACTTGCGCTTCATCGCCTTGATGAAGTCCCAGCGCTCGGAGAGCTTCATGCGATGGCAGGCACCGTCGAGGAGGTACTTGCTGCCGCCTTGGTCGATGCCGATCACCGCAACAGCGGTGCGGTCGGAGCGCGCGCCCTTGCCCTTCGACGGATCAACCAGGATGTAGACGTTGAGCAGCGAGGGCAGCACGTCGTAGCTGACAAGCCACTGCGGCAGGAAGGTCGCCTCGCTGGCGGCGAGCGGGTTAAGCAGCATCTGCGCCGAGACGATCTTCGTGCTCTGGTCGCGCTTGATGCGCTCCCAGTTCTCGGCCGTCAGCAGCACCAGCCTGCCCCCGAGTGTGCCGTCCTCGGTTGCGGGATAGATGCGCGGCTTGGCTACCTTCTTCTCCAGGATATGGGCGTATGCATCCGCGAAGTGATACCGCGTGCCAACGATCCATTTCCGCACCCCATGACGAGTGCCGAGGTTGTCGGCTAACTGGAACCGCTCGATCGACTTCTTGAGCTGTGCCTCCTCCAGATAGTCCTGCGTTACGATGTCGTCGTAGACGTGCATGTGGAAATGCCGTCCAGTAGGCTGCCCATCGATTAAGCCGTGCGCCTCGATGGTGGCCTCCTTCGGCTTGCCCCTGCGCTTGACCGTGATCCCGCGTTGGAGGCTCCATTTCGCCGGCCAACCGTCAGGCCCCTGGCCCCGTGGGTTCTCGTAGAGAACGTCCTTGAATATCTCCTTGATATATTCGTTGGTCTCAAACTCGTTCTTGATCTGGGCGAGGATTTCCTGCGCTAACGCTTTGGTGGCCGAGAAAATCGCGATGGTTATCTCGGGATTGCAGAAAATTTCCTGGATGGTACCGGCAGTGGTGATGATCGACGTCTTGCCATGCCCGCGGGCCCACAGATCAATGCAGCCGTCGGGCTCGGCCTCGACCTCGCGGCAACGGCTGAAGAACCACGGGTAATCCATATCGGTGCGCCCAAGGAGCTTGGTCAGCAGAAAGAATCGATCGTTGCAGGCAAGCAGCGCCTTGTCGTCGTTCTGCAGGTCATCCCTGCGCATCATCTTCTGGTAGAACTCGCAGGTCTCCTCGTGGTCGAGAAAGGGTAGTTCTTTGGTGATGTGCTCGCACAGCCAGTCGTTGCCAGAGTGCCGGTAGCGGTGTCCCCGCGGTTCCTTGCCCGTCGCCACAGTATTGGTGATATCGCGAGGACCCCTTGTATGGGTTTCCTTCTCGGGAGAAGTTGCAGCTACTCGCGTTTCGATGCGCTCGATCCTTGTGCGCAGTGAACGTAATCTCATGACCCTTGCCTCTAGCGGTTGTTCATTTCTGTTGCTTGCTCTCCAAGGCAGACAGCCTCGCTTCTAAATCGGTTGCTTCAATGATGCCTACGTGCGTTTTGATCAGCGCCATGATCGCCTCCGCCTCAGCCGGCGATATCTCGCCGCAACTGCAGGCGGCCAAAACGGCGGCCGAGGCTGCCGGCGCGTCGGCGACAGTTTCGATGGTGGGCAACTCGAGCTCGACTGTTCGCGCCCGTTGCGCGGGCACGGTCCTGCTCAGCAGGGCGCGCAGCATGCTCGAATCTCCCTCGAGTGCTTTTTCGATTGCCTTGGCCATGAGTGCCTCGGCCTTGTCATCGATCTGCTCCTGCAAGGCGCGCGTAATGCGGTTTCGCGAACCCTTGGGGCGGCCGTTGGGATTTCCACTTTTGCCCGGCCCAAAAGGGCGCCCGCGATAGCTTGGCGCTGTCTCTTCAACAGCGGGTCCCGGGAGGGACGCTGTAACATCATTCATGACTGATTCTCCTATTAATGCAGCTCGTTGCTCATCCCAGTGATGAGTAGAAAAACAGACGCTTGAGATTCTCAAACGCGCCTACGCACCGGCCTAAAAACCAAAATTGGGGTGAACGCGGATACTGAAACTTCCGCCGGCGATGATTCTGGGCGACTCCAAAAACGCTCGGTAGGTTGACTTGCTGAGGGCTGAGACGGGAAGCTATCCGTCGTTAAGGGCCCAGAGCATCTGTGGCGCAAACTTTTCTTCACGTGTCCTTCGGTGTTAGTGGCTGTAAATAATTTGCGATGCCGCGTTGCCTTACCTGCTCGGAGAGCCTCCACTTCATGTCTTTCTGCTCGACGACGCCG